ACCCAGTATCAGCAAATATCATATAATCTGGTTTATGTTTTGTTAATCCTTCTTGCGCCATGAGTGCCAAACAGGATGACTGAACCCCTGCACCGAGTGATAATATACGCATCGTCGGTTCTCGTTTGTTTCCTTCTTCGTCGAAGTATTCTGGCTCTTTTGTGGCAGCAACTGCCGCCATGTTGTTAAGCTTTTTACGATCAATTTTCGTAGACATTTGTTCAAGTACTTTTCTTCGCTCATACTCCATTTGCTCCGGATTTATGGCAAAACTATTCTTTTTGTTTTCCAATCTTTTTTTTCTTGCTTCTTTATTTATACTCACTTTGCATCTCCCCAATTATCTTTAATTTTAAAATCAACTTTAGAAGGTACTTCCAATTTCATAGAATTTTCCATTATATCTTTTATATTTTCTGCCTCTTTATCAGATTTTACACTACAATTCAACTCATCATGAACTTGTATAAGAGGTATTATACCAAGGTTTTCATATACATCAACCATAGCTTTTTTAGTTTGATCTGCAGCTGTTCCTTGTATTAAACGATTTAATGCTTTGTAGGTACCAGCTCTTTTTATTTGACCACCATACTCAGCTTGCGCTTGTTTAAGTGGTAATGCTTTATGAAAAACACCTGGGTCATACCAAGAAGGTTCATATAAATCAAACCTGCATTTTCTTCCTAAATAGGTTCTAATTGTTCCGACTTTGTTCGCTCTGTTCATAACATCTTCAAGCATGCCTTGCATGAAAGGAACTTTAATTCTAAACTCTTTAAGCATTTCTTTTGCTTCCATTGGGCTAATATCTAAATCCACAGCCATCTTCTTGTAGCCCATGCCATACATAACACCCAGACCAATAGTCTTAGCTAACCTACGATCAATTCCCGCCATCTCTGCTGTTTGTTTATGAAAGTCTAATCCTTTTACAAATGCTTGTTGCACTTCTTCTGCGCCTGCATTTTTATTTAATATGGCAAAATGTGTAAGGATACGAGGTTCTTGTTGTGAATAATCAGCTGATAGCCAATATTCACCTTGTTCTGGTATAAATATCTTTCGTAACTCAGATCCAAATTCATTTCTAATAGGCATTTGTTGTAAGTTAGGGGCATACATAGAAAATCTACCAGTTACAGTACCACCACTATCGCCACGTATTTGATTTATATGTGCGTGTAATCTATCATTATGAATATATTTAGCTATTCCATCGACAAAAGTTCCTTGTAATTTATTCAATACACGTGCTTTTGTAATCATACGAGGAAGCTCATGCTTATGTGTTTCCAAAAAAGTTTGAGTAAAACTAGGAGCACCCAACGCAGTTCTTGGGTATTCTAAATTAACATCATCAAATGCCTGGGCCACTGACCGTGCTGCCCAAACCTGCACATCAGATCCAGTAATATCTTTTATTCTTTTAAGATAATTCTTTTCTTTTACCTGTAACTTTCTTTTAAGTTCAAATGCTCTTTGCATATCAACTCTAACACCACGTTTAGTCATGTTAAATATAACCCTAATTAGTCTACACTCTGTGTCATACACAGTCTCTAATGCATCGTTTTTAATCTCTAGCATCAATTTTTCATGTAATCTAAAAGTAAGAAGGGCGTCTGCTTCTGCATATTCTCCTACAAATTCTGCTGGAAGTTTATACATCTCTGCCTTAGGATCTATTCCTAGCTCCTCTGCCTTAGCTTTTAAAACCTTTTCATCCTTATATTCACCTAAATACTCACTAACTATACTATTTAGAGTATATGAATATCTATTCTCATTTAATAATGCAGCAGCAATCATAGTGTCATGAATATACCCTTTAACTTCAATATTTAGCACGCTGAGCCACCCAATATCGTACTGCGCATTGTGGAATACCTTTTGTATAGATTCGTCCTCACACACCTCTCTAATGTACTCTACGATAATATCTTTATCCATATTACCCCCACCTTCGTGAGCAATTGGGTAATATGCTGTAAAATCACCACTAGATATGGCAATTCCTATAACATCCCCAACTTTTCGAGGCCAACCAGGACCCATTTTCTTTAAATCAGTATCGCAAGTCTCTAAATCTATCGCTACTACCTGTCTTCCCTTCATAGAAGGTGTTTCTGTAGGATGTAACCATTCTGCTTTTACTTCATTTTTATTAAAAAGATCCACTGTCACCTATCTCTCCTGCAATTGCTGAATAACCAGCCATGTCAATAAAATTATCCAAGTTAAATTTCTTTCCCTGATTGGAACGTGAAACTTTAAGTAATACCATCATAATCGCTACATCTTGCGCAGTAATAGATGCCATTGGCTGTAATTTACCGTCTAAAAATATATTCCAAAACTCTGCAATTTCTGCATGATTTTTAAATGCATCTCCGTGTGATTCATTTCTATCATTAGAAATGATCTCTTTAGCTTTCGCTAATATTTCTTCTTTGGTCATATTATAAACCCTCTTTCTCTTTGTGGTTGAACTATATGTAGCGATTGCTTAGCCCTTGTGGCCCCTACATAAAAAACTCTATTTGTATCATCGGAATCAATTTCCATTTCATCTTGGTTGGCACGTGATAGATCTGTCATTAACATAACATTATCACATTCACCACCTTTAGCCATGTGTATTGTACTTAAATTAATTTTAGGTAAAACCCCTAATCCACCGTGCTTCTCTAGTGATAATATGTATGATTTATCTTTTTCTCCTATTGTTTTAAATGCAACATCCCAAGGAATACCTGCATTCATTAAACCATGATGCATTGTCAAAGATTCTACATTATACTTTCCATTCTCATCCAAAGTTTTTAAAGTTTTGTAACCTCTTTTCACACCAACACCACTTTTTAAATTTTCATAAATTGCAGCGACATCATTGTAAGATATTTCTTCAAAATCATTCAATCTTTTCCACGCACTAACAGCTTTAAGTAAGCTTTGTTTAATTGGCGACTTACCATAAACTGTGTAAGGAAGGCCTAATTGACGAACATCATCTTCAATTTCATCTAGCATATAACTGCAAGTTGCAAGAGCTAACCAATTACCCTCTCTCATATCAACCCCACCAGGATAAGCATGAAATCTAACTTCACCTTCTTCATCCCTAGCTTTCCATTCTTTAGATCTACGATTAGAAATTCTTGTAACAATGTCAGCTGCTATTTCATGAACTTTTACTGGGCATCTATAAGATTGTTTTAACACACTTACATTTCCTTCCATATTAATTAAATGTTCAATATCAGCTCCTGCCCATCTAAATATAGCTTGATCATCATCTCCACTTATATAAACTCTTTCAGAATTACCCCATATCTTCTCACACATATTCCATTGTAATTTGGTTAAATCTTGTGCTTCATCAACAATCACTACATCTAGTTTTGGAATAGGCCCAAACTCTACATATTGTGTCAACATATCGGTAAAATCAAATTTATTATATTCGTGTTTATAATCTTCAAAAGAACGATAAGCCCACAACAATTCTTCCCAAGCATATTCTAAATTAGATCTATTATAAAAATCCTGTAATTCTAAACACTGCATTTTAGATTTATTAATATCTCTTAAATATTTGTTATCAGTTGTCACTACCCCATTATCCTCCCAATCAGCAGTTACTCTTTTTAAATCAACACCATATTTCTGAGAAAATTCTGTATAATCATTGTGATCCATAACTTCTGCTTTAGTAAATCCCATTTGCCTTTTACCAAATGCATGCAGTGTGCAGAAATAAGGAAAATCTTTATCTGTCAAATTAAACTTAATTTTAGCCCTGTCTCGTGCTTCATTAGTTGCTTTTGTAGTAAAACTAACAAAGGCAATTCTATCCGGAGGCGTACCATTTTTTAATTCCCGGTCCACTATCCGCAGTAAGTTCTCAGTTTTCCCTGTGCCTGGAGGCCCTAGTATTATATTAACGTTTGGCAATTCTGCACTCTCCTTCCTTGTTTACAAATATAAATTTCATTTTTAATTTCTTTTGTTCTTGGGTTAATCTCCTACATATACGTGTTCCTGGTTTCCAGGTCTTACGATAACTCTCAGTCTTTACATCAAATATTTCTATAGCTCCTTTTTCATTTATTGCTATAAGGTCAGCAGGTCCAACCCCATATAAGTTTTTAAAAACAAAATAACCCTTTTCTATCAAATGCAATATAGCTATCTGTTCACTCTTCATTCCTTTTTTTAATTTAGAAAGGTGTAGCATCTTGTTTCCTTACTTCGTACTCTGAATCTTGTTCATCAAATGTTGGAACACCCCATGTGTTAACCCCTTTATTTTTAAGTTTCCAAAACTTATGTTCACCGTTTATCTTACGTAATTCAGCAATAATTTGGCCTGTGTTGCTGTAATGTGTAAATTTGTTACGTATAAGATATGCGTGTAAATCTTGTAATCTAAAATATGTTTTACCATTTTCTGTAAATGGTTTACGTAAAAGTATATCTTCTTTGATTTGTCCTTGTGCCCGACCAGTACAGAACTCCTGGAGGTGAGCTAAAAACTGGCCGGACACGGATCCGTCATTTGACACTGGAATTTTAAGAGCAGTTTGCATCTTACCATTCACTAACTGTTGCCAATCGGACGCCTTCATCAAAGGAGGCATCATGGTAAGTACTTCCATAACCCTCTTCTGAAACTTTGTTTGTATTTGTAATTCTTCTGTTGTTAATTGTATCTTCAAATCATCTTCATTATCATCTGTAGGTATTTCTAAAAACCATATAGGTGGTTCTGTTTCTAATTTAGATAACGAACCTAATTGTTGTGATACATTCTCTGCGCCAACACCATGCTTTCTAGTTTTACAAACATTAACATTGCAAAACGAGTTAATAGGCTGGTCTTTACATTTATATTGATAACCCTTTTTGTTAAGTTGGGATACAACAGTTGCCACTTCTTTGTGATCTAGTGGTGGCTGCATATATTTTTGATTATATTGTTCTAATAACTTCTCCCAATTATCTGGATCAAATTTTTTAGTGTATACACCAATATTAAATAATCCATTATTCCTTGTCCCAGGAGGAAAACCTTGACTGCATAAAGCTTGTAAACACGGAGGACCATCTTTTACTACTTCTGCTTGTTTAACTCCAATACTGTCTAAATTTTCTACAACATTTTTTTCATATATACCAAAAAACTCTTCTAATGATGCCTTCGTTCCATTTTCTTTTAATGCATAGCGCACTGATTTATCACCATTGTAATATGGTAAATTTAAAAAATTACCAAGATCCCCTTTTTCTAATGATATACTAGATTGTTTCGGAAATATCTCTGATTTAGAATGACCAATCAATGCCGCTATTTCTACTAATTTATTTCTAATTAATTTTGATGCAATTGTTTTCTTCATAAATAAGAATAAGTGTGCACCACCACTCTTTGACTTACAATACACTAATGGTAAATTTAATTTTCTGATTTTCCTGAATAAAGCAGAATGATCCAAAGGATAACTATCAATATCAATACATCCCCATTTAGTAGTATTATCAGCCCTAATAGGAATAATCCCAAGAGACGGACCCTCTCCCGCCAAATGCTTTTGCCAGAGCTCATCTGTAACCTCCTGTCTAACAATATAAGATTTACCTTGCTGCTTACCGTCAGCACGCGAACCATTCGGTTGGTGCTGACCATAAGCCACGTCTAAACCCTCAAATATAGATTTAAATTTCTCAACTTCCACGAAACCTCCAGTTTCTGAAAACTACCTAAAATGGTACGTCTTCGTTCTTTTCTTCGGTTTCGGGTTTACTATCGGATATTAATTTAGGTTCTGTAGGCTTTGCTTCAACTGCTCCACTAGAAGCAGATTGAGCAAAAGCTTTACTCTCTTGATAAATAATAGGATCAGAAACCTGTTCCCCTTTTTCAATAGAGAATCCAAACCAACTTCCTCTGTCGTTAGACTCACTAACAGATGCTATTTTATAAGTAAAAGCATATGTAGGAGGAGTAAACAACCCAGATGGACCCTTAATTTTTTGTGAAAGCATTAAGCTGTTCCAACGTCTGCTTTTTTTAAGCTGACTTGAAGACATGCTAATCACAGCATTTTGGTATCCGCTGTTGGTTAAAATCAACACATAATGATATGCTGTTTGAACAATGTGATTACCACTTGGCAACACTTGTTTTCCAGACATAGGATCACGTGTAGTCTGTCCTAAGATTCCACTATCTGCATCATGAGATGCAATGAACCCACCACCTTGTTCTCTAGGTTTCCACTCAACATATTTTAAAGTGTAGAAAACAGGAATGACTTCAATAGAGTCAAAAGTTTCTTGTGTAACTGTATTAAACAGTTGACCTGCCTTAGCAGATTCTATGTATTCTGCTTTAGAAGGATTTACTTGTGGACTAGAAGTTTGCAAAATGCTGATGTAAGGAATAGCTGTATCCCTCGCAAGATTAAGCGAACCAAATCCACTCATTGTTTTGGCATCATCTGCGATCACCGCAAGATCAAGGCCATTAGTTTTAGTTTTAGTATTTTGTTTATTCATAATTACCTTATTCAGATTTAATTGTTGTTTTTTGACCAATATAAGCCCCGAGTAATTCCATAGGAAGATCTACCCCTTTCTCATATTGTTCTCTTACGAATGCGCGAAGGGTGGAAGGTTCGACCCATTCACGTTGTGCAGGCTCTAATCCTTTCTCAGAGAGATCAGATATAAGACTGCGAGCTTTCTCATCTTCATTCCTTCCAAAGCTACAAGTGACTTGGTTCTTTACTAAATCCCCAAATCCATTGTTTCTTAGCCAAGTATAAGCAAGCTCTCTATTTTCTGCTTTAATAGAAGCTCTAAAATACTCGGAAACTTTTAATTTACGGCCATCAGATAATTTTAACTCTGACAACCCTACTTCTGAAAATAGTGTAGGTAACACTTGTTCAGAAAGTTTTGTTACATACTCTTCTTTCTTTTTTAATTGTGCTTTTAATTTTGCAATTTCTTCTTCTGTTTCTGCTATATCAGTTGCAACTGCACCAATTTTACCTAAATTATTTTCAGGAACAACAGAAGCATCTTCTTGCATTTGTTTTAATAATTCGTTCATACTATCCTCTCAAATCTATTTCTAAATCGTAATATTTCTTTTCGTTACGGTCCCATTTAAGTACTTTAAATTTACCGTTATTAACTTTTGCAGCTAAAGCACCACAAATTGCTATTATAGCAGGATCTCCAATTAAAAGCAAGTAATCATCGTCATTAAAATCTTTTAATTCTTGTTTTAATTTATGAGCAATAGGACCAGCAGCTAAAACTATTTGTCTTCTATCTGGAAGCATAACTTTTAAATCGCCAAATTTTTCGGCTGATCGCACATTATAATCCATTACTTGCGGTATATAAACTGTCATAATTTTATTTCTTGATTCGAATTATAACATATGATATAATTAAAAGCAAGAATAAAGAAATAAAAAATGTACAAATTTAAAACTGAGCCGTATGAGCATCAAAAAGATGCATTAAAAAAATGTTGGAATAAAGAAGCATTTGCTATTTTTGCAGAGATGGGAACTGGCAAAACTAAGATAGCATTAGATAATGCTTGTATATTATATAATAAAGGTAAAATAGATAGGTTGCTTGTAGTTGCCCCTAAAGGTACATATATGAATTGGGTAGACCAGGAAATACCTACTCACGTTCCAGATTATATAGAAAAAGATATTCTTGCCTGGAGACCAAATATTACAGAAAAATATGAATTACAATTAAAAGCTATTCGTGATTTTAACAATTACAAATTTAAAATATTTGTAATGAATGTTGAATCTCTTTCTACAAAAAAAGGTATTTATTATGCTAAATTATTTTTAACTGGAAAATCAATGATGATTGTGGATGAAAGCACAACTATTAAAAATCCACAAGCTAAAAGAACTAAAAATATTTTAGATCTAGCAAAAGAAGCTAAATACAGAAGAATATTAACAGGATCTCCAGTAACTCAATCTCCTATGGATTTATGGTCACAGATGGATTTTTTAGATCCTGAGATACTAGGCCAATCAAGTTTTTATGCATTTCGAACTAAGTATGCAGTGATGATAACAGCAACAGCTGCCGGAGGAACACATAAATACCAAAAAATAGTTAAGTTTAGAAATTTAAAACAATTAGGACAAGCAGTATCCCCACATTCTTACCGTATTTTAAAAAAAGATTGCTTGGATTTACCAGAAAAGTCTTTTGTAAAAAGAGAAGTAGAATTAAGTGATGAACAGAAAAGAGCTTATGTTGAAATGAAGGCTAATGCTACAACTATATTAAAAGGTCAATCTGCTACTGCTTTAAATGTGCTTACACAATTAATAAGATTACACCAAATTACATGCGGACATATGAAAACAGATGATGGAGAAATAATTAATCTTAAAAATTCTAGGTTAGACGAATTAATGCAAATATTAGGAGAGACAACAGGGAAAGTAATTATCTGGGCCAACTACGTGCATGATATTTTAAATATAGAAAGAGCTATAAAAAATGAGTATGGCCCTAATTCTTATTGCACATATTACGGTGCTACTAAATCAGAAGATAGACAAAAGTGCATTAAAAAGTTTCAAGAAGCTAGTAATCCAATTAGATTTTTTATAGGCAACACACAAACTGGTGGGTATGGGATCACACTCACAGAGGCGAGCACAGTTATATATTATTCTAATAATTATGATTTAGAAAAAAGAATACAGTCAGAAGATAGAGCTCACAGAATAGGTCAAAAAAATCCAGTCTTATATATAGACCTAGTAGCAAAAGGGACTGTAGATGAAAAAATTATACAGTCCCTTAGAAATAAAATCAACATCGCTAGAGAAATTAGCGGTGAAGAATTAGTTACTTGGATTTAATTTTAATTTGTTTTGGTTTTTCAGCCTCAGGTATATCCCTGTGGTAAGAAACCTTAAGTAACCCATCTTTCAGTTCAGCATTATCAATTACTATATGTTTATGTAATTGAAATTTTTTACTAAAACTTCTATCAGAAATTCCTTTATGGAAATAATCTTCTGTAGTCATTTTATCCTTACATCCATGAATACTTAAAGTATTCTCTTTAACTTCAACTTTCAAATCTTTCTCAGCGAACCCTGCAACAGCAAATTCAATGACACCCGTGTCATCGTTTTCTTTTATATTGTATGGTGGATAAGTTGAAACTCTTCTGAAACTATCAAAAAAGTCGTTGTGAAAACCAAGAAAATGGTTACGTATTAGCTCTAATTCATTCATATAAACCTCCTATTAAAGCAAGATTGTAGGACCCATTATGGCATCCTATGTATATTATATGATACTTTGATTGTATAAGTCAAGTTTTTTCATAAAAGCATCACCTGCTCTTACAAAGTTTTCACCAGTTAATTCAAATCGTTGAAATGTTAAATCACGAGAGCACATAAGAACCACACCCTGATCTATTTCTGTATCGAATAATTTATTGTGAGCGTGTGCGTATGCAGCTAACTGCATAAGGTAATCTTGTACCCATTCTCGTTTCTTTGGTTTATTTGTCTGTTTAAAGTCGATAATGGCAGGCCTTCCCTTGTATAATCCAACCATGTCAGTAGTCCCAGCATACTTGCCAGGATAATACAAATGAACTTCAGAACCCCATATTTCATCAATATCTTTAAGTCCTTCATCAATAATAACCTGGGCCATTTTCTGCGCTTGAATGCCAATTTCTGTAAGATCTTTGTATCCATTTTCGTTCACGTAATGTTCTATATATAGGTGGAGCGCGGTTCCAATTTTAGCAGCATCAGATATAATTTTTTCTGCAGCTTTTTCTCCCACACGCTTTCGCCATTGGTCCAATCCACTCTTATCTTTAGTTTTAGATAGTATTGTAGTAACAGAAGGAAGACTTTCTCCATCAGGTGTAACATATAACCGTTTGGGTCCATCTTTTCTTTTTAAATCTTTGTAATTATATTTCTGTATAATTTTCACAACACATTATATCATAATTGTTGCAATTCCGCCAGTATTAAATTTTTTCTTAGGAAATGGTAGTATCTTAGCTCGTTCTTTTAAGGCATCCATTCTACGTTGTTTTGCAACTGCGAGTAAATATTTTTCTTGATCAGTTAATTGACGAAGTGTGAAATTTGTTTTTGCCATTTCTGCTATGTCTTTTTGTAACATTCCATCCATAAATGCTTGTGACCAAGGAGAACTACTTCCCATCTCCATGTGCCAGTCGTTCATAACTTTCATTTTTTCAGGATTTAATCTGTACCAATTAGCAAGGTCTCCAAACATTTTAGGATTTCTAATTTTATGTCTTACATAATTCATAAAGGTTCCAGGATAAGGATTAAGATATCTATCCGATCCTTCTGCTAATCCTTCTGCTATAGCTAATCTTGATTGATCTGATACGTTGGGATCTCTTAAATTTCTAACTGGTCTAAAGTCAGGATATTTTTTGGTAATATCTATTACCCTGCGCATTGCATCTTTTCCTTTTAGAGATTTTAGAAGTGATAATATGCCGTACATTCTTCCCTCAAGCGGCCCCTATTTATTCATGTCGTCAAGTTTTTTATTTATATTCTTGACCTCTGTTTCTATCACTGCAATGCGCGAGTCCATTTTAGTAAACATTATTAATGCTTCCTCTATTCTATCCATATCTTTTTCCATCGCATTAATTCTTTGCGACGTCATACCCCAAGTAGCACCCATCGCTATTAATATTCCTGCTACCCAAATTATATCTTTCATACTCATTAAAAACTCTTTGACCAATTAATCCCAAATTGATAGCCATCATCATCTACATCATATTCACCACCAACACTTAAATTTCCACCCCAAAGATCTTTTTCATAATCGTAGCCTAATGTTTTATCTTCCCAATTAACTTCAGGTAAAAAAGGGTCTACTTGGCTATAGATACTTTGAATTCTATTAACTGCAGGGTTGTCAGATAATGCTAACATAATTCCTGATTGATCAGGTTGATCTGCTCTGACATTCCAATAAGTACCTTCACCACTTCCAAGATTATCGCCCCACCAAGGAGGTAAAGATGGATCTTCCATTCTATATAATCCTTCTCCTGGAGTAAAATTTGGTCTTGGTCTTGCATCAGGACGTGGCATATATTGTGGTGGTGCATTAGTTTGAACTTTTTCTGGATGTCTATCTCTAACATTCCAACCGCCATCGTTAAAACCAGGATCATAATTCCATGTTTGCGGTCCTTTTAATTGTATTGGGTATTCAGAATAATTACCTGCTTCATCGTAGTATGTTCCATATCCACTAGCATCAGGATAAATGTGTCGTGTTTCTACCCAACCACTAGGACCTTCAGCCATAGAATCACCAAATTTATTTCCTGTTGTAGGATTAGTAAAATATGTATTTTTAAAACCCATGGTTCTGCTATCAATTGAGCCATCATTAACTCGTCTTTCCCTTATTCCTTGAGTCGTCCTTGAATCTACAACATTAAAACGTCTTGTGTCATATTGATTACCTGCAGGAGAATGTGTTCGATATCTAGAATCAGGATCTCTTCTTATTTGCTCATTAAACCTATTTATATTAGCTTGCATGCTTCTTGGTTGTAATTTTGGTCTATGTTGCGGTCCAGCCATTATAATACTCCTAATATTCCTTTGTTCTGTGCTTTTTGAAATGGATTGTCGTTGATCCCTTTTTGAGGATCAACGTATTTCCCCTGATTATTCATCACGGGATTCAATTCCATTAGCCCACCTCCAGCAGCGTATTGTGTTCCGCCACCATACTGTGCAGCAAGAGCTGCATCTGTATTACCTGTATATAGTGCTTGTGCAGCACCAGGATTCATTGTTTGACTGTTCATTATAGATGACCCAGCTTGTGATGTATCATATGTACCTACTTCATCTGCATATGGTGCATCAACACCACCTGGAGGTACATCTGGTTTTCTCATTTGTTGTAGTAAATTTGGATTGTAAGGTGAATCAATTATTTTTCCTGGAACTGATTTTATATCTTCCCATGATGGAATATTTTCTACGATTGCATCTTTAATTTTTTCTCCAGTGCTTGCACCTTTTGTTTGCAGTCTTTCTGATCTGTTATATATTCTTTGCTGTTGCTCCATTTCAGCAAGATCTGCATCAAATGCTGTAAATTCTTCTGGGAACATACGGTAAATTCTAGCGATGTTTGCTAATCTAATTGTCTCCGGTAAATTTGAATCAAGTGAATTTCTAAATACTCTCATAGAAACTGGATTTGTAAGCACTCTACCGCCATAGTTTGCAAGCCATGTTAATCCAATCATTGGCCATACTCCAAGTGCACCTGTACCAACAGCACCTATTGCAGTTGTAGGAGAAAGAGATCTTAATGCACCTCTAACACCCCCCATAATGCCACGACGCATCATGTACTTGGAAGTAGATGGAACA